ACTGCTTGTTCAGCTGCTCGACAAACGCGATCGTTTCCTGATTGCTGCTGAATGCGTCGCCGGCAAGCAGACCCATCTTCGCGACCGCATCCGCCGTGGCGTTGTACGCGCCGCGGGAACGCATAGCCGACTGATAGATCAGCTCCTGCAGGTCGGCGGTGCTTTGCAGACCGTCGTTCATCAGGTTCAGGCGTGCCGTGGTCTGCGTCATTTCGTCCGACATACGCACGATACCGCTCACCAGCTTGGAGCCGAGGAACGCTGTACCCAGCTTTTTGAGCGAGGCCGTCAGGTTCTCTGCCGGCGGCTGCGCCGAGGTCATGCTGCTCCGCAGCTCCTCGACTTCGCTCACGGTTCGGGTGAGTTCTTCACGCACACCTGTCAGTTCGCTGTTAAATTGTGCATACAGACCGGTCGGCGCCGCCTGTTCGGTCAGGCTCTGCATCCGTTCAAATCGGTCGTTGACCGTACTCAGGTTGGATGCGATACGGCTGAGTACATTACTCATGCCGTCGCGCAGCTGGACGGTGCCCGACAGTGCCATAGAACTCACCTCCCTCGTTTCGCTTTATCCAGAGCGGCCTTTTCGTCCTCGTTGTACACGACACAGGACGCCCAGATAAATGCCCGTTCTTCCTTTGGCAGACTTAAATATTCGGACGGCAGGATATGGAGCTTTTGCAGGCAGTAATGCGCTGCATACGCTTCATAATCATCAGAGCCCTCACCGTCCCTGATTAGTTTTTTGCCTGTTCCACCAGATCGAGCTTGTCACCGAAGCCGCAGATGTCGAACAGCTTTTCCGTGTAGTTCGTATACTCGCCCGGCGTCAGCATGGCCGAGATCAGCTCCTCGGCGCACTTTACGCCGTAGCTGTCCTGCAATTCTGCGTCGTTGAGGTTCGGATAAACCGTGCAGGCGGCTGCCAGCTTGGCAAGGTACAGCACGTTGTCGAATTCCTGACGGAAGCTGCCGCGCTTGCCCGGCACCTGTACGCGGTACTGGCAGTCGCGGCGCAGTGTTTCGTCCTCGCGCGAGGAAATGCAGCGTACCTCCCACTCGAGCGGCTTGCCGTCCTCATCGGTGAAGCGGTCGGACACGACCAGCCTTACGTTTTCAACCTGTTTGGCGTTCTGCGCCAGAAATGCGGTAAGATTACCCATTGTACAAATTCCTCCTTATTCCATACCGGACAGCGTGTTAAATTCCTCGGGCATATCCCAGTTATCGAACGTGCCGGAAAGCTCCTCATCGAGCAGACTGTCGCCCGCGTCGAACTTCGCCAGAATCGAGCTGTCGATCAGGCAGCCGGTGTGCGTGATGGTCTGACGGCCGGCAGACGAGGACGGGTCCTCGTTGGACACCTGAATCTCAAACGGCGTCATCCTGCCGGTCTTGCAGTAGATCAGGAACCAGCGGCGGAACACGCTCTGGTTAAAGTGCGCCGTGCCCTTCCACGAACCGGACCACCCACTTGGCTTCTTGCCCTTGCCGGTGCGGCCGAGCAGCTTTACGTCCTGAATGTCGACCTTCGCGGACGACTCAAAGCTGTACAGCTGCATCATATTGTAGCGGTTGCCGTCAAGGGTGACGTAGCACTCGGCCATCGAACCGGCTACCGCATCATTTGCTTCCATAACAGGAGCGTTCAGCATGACTTTTCCCTCCTTTATTCAACGATTACCTTCATGTAAAGCTGTTCCATCGCGGAAACCGGCTGTACATGGTCCTCGACCGCAACAGACTTCTTCATGTCGCCCTGCGACACGGTGACGCTGCTGCTGTCAAAGTTCTCAATGGCGCGGATGGTCTGGAGCTGGGTGTGGTGCGCTACAATGTCGCTCCACAGGCTCACGCGGCCGCTTGCGTCGTTCTGCACCTTGCCGAGGTACTTCGAGTTAAACAGGCTTGCAATGTCATTGGCGATCTGGTCGAGCACGCGCATGACCTGATTGGAGGAGAAATCCGCGCTCTTTTCGTCCGTGACGGACACGAACGTGTTGATGTCGGTCAGCACGCGCGTCTGATCACCCACACGGTGGAACGTGAACTCACCGGCCTTGATCGCCTTTTCAAGCTGGGTCTGCGTGTAGTTCGTGTCGATGTCGTACTCGCCGGTGTAGGTCGAGTTGGTCATCGATCGGTTGACCGCGCACGCAGATTCCGCGCCGGTCGTCCAGTAAACCGCCGACGGATCGTCAGATGCACCGACCAGACCGTTCTTGACGGAAATCACACCCTCATAGTCTGCCTCAGGGTAGCCATGCAGCACGCACTGGAACTTCACGCCCTGCTCGTCACGCAGGCGGCGCGTCCAGTTGGCGAACAGACCCTTGACCGTGCTGTTCTTCGTGTCGCAGCCGACCGCGTTGAAGCTATACGGCTCGATCTTGTCGAGGAACGTCTGGTAAGCTGCATCCTGCACCGCGCCGGTCGTGCCTCCGGTGAGCAGCAGGCCTGCGTTCTCGGTCAACGCCTCGCTGCCCTTCCAGTGCAGATAGTCGTTGTCGGAAAGGTCGGAAACCGCCTTCACCGCCTTCTGCGTGTCCACAAGGGTCGTGCCGATATAGGTCGAAACGTCGTAGACCTCGTTCGTCGATACCGTGAAGCCCTCGTTCTGCTGAATCACGATCTTCAGTTCGTTGCCGATCTTGCCCGGATACTTCGCCTCTGCGTACTTGCAGGCTGCCTTTGCACCGCCGCTGTTCAGACGGAACAGGTGCAGCGTCTTGGCATTTGCGAAGATCTCGCGCAGCGGACGCAGCTCGTCCGCCGTGTAGGCGTAGCCGGTCAGCGCAAGTGAGCCCTTCTGGAACTCGCTGTTCTCGATGGTCACGACCTCGTTCTCCGGTCCCCAGTCGAGGGACAGCGGGAAAGCCGCCGTGCCGCGGTCGCCCAGGGTCGCAGAGGCACGCGCCGCCGACACAAAGTTGATGTACGCACCGGGCAGCACCTTGTTCTGTACGGTATACATACCGCCGCCTAAAGCCATTTAATTCACCTTGCCTTTCATAAAGTTGTCAATGAGCGTGTCCACCTCGGAAAAGGTGTAGCGCTGATCCTTGTCGAGCAGCACACCCAGCAGGTCGCGCCGCTCGCGGTATCTGTCGAAGGTCAGGAGCTGTGCGCCGGTAAACGCCGGTGCTCCTGCCTCGGTTTTGCGTTTGACTGCCATGTTAAGTCTCCGTTCCTACGGTGGTCTGCAAATTCTCCATCGGAATATCTTCCGGGACCTCCCGGACAAACTGCCGGTAGTCCGCGAAGAAGTGCAGCACCTCGTCTGTAATTTCCCACGAGAGATTGCTCCCGCGCAGGCTTTCCGTGCGCCGCAGCAGCAGCGTGAGCGTCTGTGCAATCTCTCGGCACTGCTCCTGCGGACGGCCGTCCGACGGGAAGAACCGCACGTCCATGTGCTGCACGATCTCATGCAGCCCGGACGGGTACGGCGTGACGTCCGCGCGAAGCTGCCGAATGGAGAAGCACGGCGCAGAGAATCCCTGCTCGATACGCTCTGTGTAGATGTCGTACTGCGCCGATGGATAGACCGTGCGCAGCTGATCGACGATTTCCTGTACTACGTTAATCATTTGCCCTCCATCATGCGGCTGAGAAATTCCTCGCTTTTGGCCTTGATAAAGTCCGGCGCTTCTTTCTGGAGATCAAACAGACCCTCGCGCAGCATATGCCTGCCCTCGACAAAGCCGTTCACAAGGCGCTTGCCGATGGCCGGAACGTACCGTCCGACCTCCTGCCGGTGGCCGTTCTCGACACATGGTGCATACTCGATATTGTTATAAATATCCGCGCGGTAGTGCTTACCGCTGCGCTTCGCCTTGGTGATGAACCAGTTGCGCCGCAGATGACCGCGGTCAACCGGTGTCAGCTCCTTGACGTCGGCCAGCAGACCGTTCATCATCTCATCGAGCAGCCCGGTGTAGAAAGCGTCCATCTCCGGTTCGCTGGCGGCGGCTTTGATGCGTTCGTTTAAGTCGCGCAGCTCGTGAAAATCACAGCTTCCCCAGCTTGCCATTACGCTCGCTCCTCTCGGACGGCAGAAAGCTGCTGATGCGTCGGATAGACCGCGCTTTCGCCGCTGTATTTCAACCGGTAAGTCGCGCCGTACTGCTGAACCGCAATGCGGCAGCCTGCCGGAATCGTCAGCTCCGGCGCACAGTAGATCGTCGCCTGATAGCTGATCTGACCGCTGTTCGCGTCGGTCCTACTGTCCGGTGTGCCCGAAAACGACAGTGCACACGGGATATTCTCGTGCAGCACCGCGTCCGGTGTAACAACGGTTTCGCCGCCCACTTCCTGTTTGCTGGTGCCGGTGACGGTCATCACGCCGTCATAGGTCTGCTCGAGCAGCGCACGCTCCAGCTCCGGATTGCCGAGCATACTACCACCTCATCTTTCGATAGGCGTTCAGCTGCGCCTTGTAGTCGGTGAGGAAGTCGCCCGAGCCTACCAGCGCCGCCAGCTGCTCCGCCGCCGTTGCAAAGGAAAAGGACGTATCCCCTCTGGACACGCCCTTTGCGGCAGGCTGCATATTCTCGTTCTGGAGCTGAACGCTGTTTACCAGGCCGCGCACCATAAGCGCTGCGGTGTTCGTCAGGCCGTCCGGCGCCTCGGTCAGATTGCAGTAGTTACAGATCTGCTCGAGCACCAGATCGCAGGCGAACTCAAGCGTTTCCTGCGGCAGGTTCGGCAGCAGGCTTTGCGCCCGCAGCATCAGCGTTTCCCTTGTCATTTCTGCGCTTCCCCCTCGGTTTGTCCTCGGTCGGCTCGATTTCCTCCTCGGCGGTCACGGTTTCCACGGTAAAGCCCGCACGGCCGGAGAACCAGCTTGCAAGCCACTCGTTATCCGTCTGCGCCTCACCATTCACGAACTGCACGCCGCCGATCTTGCGGTCATACTCCTCGTTCGGTGCCTTAATCTTGTACATGGCAATTCCCTCACTTTACCTTGAAGTTGCGCAGAACACCGGCTGCGCGGGACTTCTTGAGCACGGTAGCGGCTACCATTTCCACGTCACCGGCCTTGACTGCACCTGCGGTGGAGAAATCAGGCAGCGTGGTCGAGATCACCTTGCCGCCCATCGGAGAGACCGCGTGGAAGCCGTCCAGGCCCAGACGGACAGCGTACAGGTCGGTCAGACCGGTAACGGTGGTCTTGGACGAAGATGCGCCGTATTCGCGCGACGTGATCGGCACGACCGGCTTTTCCTTCTTCTCGGCGGTGTCGTAGTAATACTGCATATCCATGAACGGAATGCCGTTGTAGCCTGCAATCTGACGGCCGAAAGCGTCCTCGGAGTGGGTCAGATAACCGGCACGGCGGGCGCAGGAGCGGATCTTGGTCAGCAGCGCCGCATTGCCGATGAGCATGGTCGGCACGCCGTCCAGCTCGGACAGGAACTCGTCGAGCATATCGAGCACGGTCTTGTAGTTGGTGTCGATCGCCGCCGAGGTGGACAGGTCGATCGCCTTGGAGGCGTCGGCGTTGAGCTCGGTGGAGGTGCCGACAAGCAGCGTATCCAGACCGTCAAAGCCCTTGGTGCCCTTGTCGCCGTTGATGGCGGTGTAGTGGAACAGGTTGGTGGTCGCCTTGATGTGCTCCTCGAGCTGGAACTGCACCTCGTTGATCTGACCGTTCGCGGTGTTAGCGAGAACACGGTCGATCTTGAACGTACCGCCGAAAATCTTGAGGTCAACCGACTTGGTTTCGCGGTCGGCAACGGTATCGGTGTAGTCGGCGTTGATGTCGCGGAAGTCCGCGCCTGCCGGGGTCTTGAGCTGGGTGTAGCCATAGGTCAGGGTCGAGCCGCCCGTGCCGGGGGAAACCGAGTTATCAAACGTCAGTGCGTTCAGCAGCATGGAGCCGCGGCGGAACTGGTCAATAACCTGCTGGTCCACATGGTTTGCCATGCCGACCTTTGCCTGTGCGAGAGTGATAGGCATTTTTCATTCCTTCTTTCTGTTAGCCGTTGGTGTTGTATACTTCTGCGAGAGCGGAACCGAGGTCGTTTACCGTGTTCGGGTTGCCGCCGGACTGCGGATTGTAACCGCCGCCCTGACCGCCGTTCGGGTTTCCGCCCTTGTCGCCCTGCTTGCCGGACTGACCTGCGCCGTCTTCCTCGAACAGCCAAGCCTTGTCCTTTTTCAGACTTTCGACCTGCGCGTCAAGGCCGGTGATCTTGCCGTCCGTGCCGATCTTGATGTCGTCCATCGAGAGCGCCGAGCGGGTCAGCTGCGGATCGCGTGCATGGGCACGGGTCAGCGCCAGGTCGATAGCTGCATCACGACGAATATTCGCGGTATCGGTGTCGTACTTGGTCTGGAGGGTCTTGAGGTCGTCCTCCAGCTTCTTCGGGTCCTTGCCGTCCCACGCCTTGGCAGCCGCACGCAGGTCCTTGATGGTGTTGTTCGCCGTGGTCAGCTCCTGCGCCTTGGTGTCCAGGTCGGCCTTGGGCACGTAAGCGCCGCCGGCGGCGTTGACCACCTCAAACTTTGCGTCCTTTGCGGCCTGCTGGAACTGCTCCCAGGTCAGTGCGCCCTTTTCAAAAAGGGATTTGAGAAATTCCATTGTTTTTGCTCCTTTCATCGAAAAATGGGTATGAAAAAACCACCTTGGATTGAATCCTTGGTGGTTTAGTCCATCAGTTCTACTGTTTTGATTTCGGTTTCCAGCATTCCGGTCAGAACGCCGTTGTCATCGCGCCGGATAATCAGCTCTGCAATTTCCGGTTCATTGTCCAACGCACCTACCACGGTGACGAATTTGCCGGTCAGCGTAATACCGTCCGTGCATTCCACCTTGAGGCGATGCGCTTTGTCATATGGGTACTCGGTGCCGAGCAGCTTTTTCATGTGCTGAATGAGATCCATTGTTATCTCTCCTTGTACGGTACGATATGAACGCCCTTGTTAGAATAATGGATTTTGAAATCCGTGGTCGGTCGTTCTTCTCCGGTCAGTTGGTCAACATCAACGCCGATCTGCTGTTTGGTGCGAATCAGCTCCTGATGCTTCCACTTGTTCTTGGTGTCACGCAGCAACTCGCCGGTGCCCGCATGACGATTGACCAGTGTCTGAGCCTCGTCAACAGAAATCGTCAGATAGCTGCGTCCCTGAATGTAGTTATTGTGCTCACGAATGTGCTTGCCCTGTTTGCCGACCTCTATCGTCTTAGGCTGCGCGTCAGACCGGATATGATCCCGAATCGGCTGATCACGGTATGCTCTCTGGAGCGTCTTCCACTTCTCAGGTTCAGTATACTTCAAAGTCTGGAACGCATCAAGCGTTTTCGGAACATTTTTTGACCCCAGTCGATCAACGTAACGGTCATACTGCTTACTGTCGCCGTGCCGGTTCTTGTACTTCTTGTCCGCCAGCGCACCGGCAGGATCATCCTCCACATACTTCTTATGCCACTCTTCCCACGTCATGTTCTTGGGAACGGTGCCGGACTTGCCGGTTACGGGGTCGCGGGCGGCGCGCTTGTTAAACTCGGTAACGCCCGTGTATGTGCAGTGACATTGCGGGTGCATGGGCGGGAAGTTGACGCCGGTCTCGCGTTCGGAAAACTTGAACACTCTGCCGTCCAACATACCGCAGATAGAGCAGGTTTTGAGCTGCAAGCTCGCGAGAAACCGATATTCCTTGACGCCGGTCTCGCAGTAGCCTTTCATGGACGCCTCAGCGGCGATATGGGCGCTCTCGGTGTGGATGAGCACCGCCGCGCGGCTCTCGGACACGCCCATGCGTTTGGCAAACTCTTTCGTCATGCGGTCGAGCGAGTCGCCGCGGACAAAGCCGCGTGAGAGCGTCTGCATCAGCTCACGGGTCAGCTTGTCCTTGTCTGCCCAGATGCGTGAGGAAAACTCACTGCCGAGCCACGGCACGGCGAGTATCTTCTCGACCGTCTGCGGGTCAATGCGAGCGAATGTGCTTGCAACATTCATCTGCTGACTGACGGCGTACACCGTGCGGTAGTAGGTGTCGGTGTAACGCTCCTGCAAATGGTCGCGCAGCACATCGCGCTGAGAGCCGAACAGCTCCCTCATCCGCAGTTCAACCTGCGTCTGCAATGCCTGCAAGCGCGAGATACGCGAACGGAGATAAACCTCCTCCAGTTCCTTGTCAAAGCCGCCTGCAAGCGCCTTATCGCGGAACTCGTCCAGCGACATCCGGAAATCCTCCAGCTCTGCATCCCGCAGCAGCCTGCGTGCGTCTGCCATGCTGACGCTCTCGTTTGCGGCATAGCGAGCATAGAAGATCGAAATTTCCTTGTCCAGCTCGTGCAGAATGCGCTCGTATTCCCGATGAAACCGCAGACACAGGTCATCATCTTCCTGCTTCTGCTTTTCGGCCAGCTCGATGGCACGTTTGCGCCAGTAGGCGCCGTTCAGCTTATCCGCTGCTGCCATCGCCTACACCGTCCTTTGGCGGAAACTGAAAC